CGCAGGTTGCTTCTTGATCCTTGTTCCTCCGTTGATGGAGTTGGCGGCGTGTGCCAGGATGTATTCGATTTGGTAGCCAATTTCAGGAACTTGTTTGCGTAGCTTTTCGATAAGCGGGTCAGACACTAAACTTCGGAATTGTTTCCCTACGACTGAGGTTTCATCCTTAATGTCGGGAACTTCTTCTTCTGCGGCTGCGATGTATTGACCTTTCAGTTGCTCTAGTTGGGCGATCTGCTGGAGATGCGCTTGCTGGGCAGGTAAGAATTTAGTCAACGCCTCGCGGGAGTTGCGGTTAGCTTTACGAATCTGCTGCTTGGTGAACTCCTTGTCTCCAACTAAGATTATATCCTCGGCGCGATAATCTTCGTATTCCTCCAGTAGTTCATCTGTTGTTTCAAGGGTTCGCTCAAGCTCTTGATATTTCGCTTTCAAGTCATCAAATGACTGGATTTCACGAAATGGATTCTCGTCTTGAGGGACTTCCTTGACTGCTGGTTGAGATTGAATCTTCTCCTCCAAGGCTTTCTTCTGAGCGGTTAGCTCGCCAATGCGTTGAAGCAATCGGCTCTTACCTTTTTTGGCTAAGGATTGAATCTGTTCAGCCGTCAACGACAGTAGATCAATTTCACTTTCCTGCTCCTCCTCCTCTTCTTCGGCTTCTTCCTCGGGTTCGGCTTCCTCTACTTCAGCGGGAATTTCTTCCTCATCGGCTTCGGATGCTTCTTCTTCGGGTTGTTCCTCAGATTCAGGTTCGGGATTATGTCTTGCCGTTCTCTGAGCTACAAGCTCTTCAAATGACAGGTTGGACACTGATTCAATAGCTTCAGCGGTAGCTTCTGGATTACTCATAATTAAAACGCCATTTACGCTCGGCGGTGCGAGTCGAGAAAAATTAATCATAATTTCCAAACAATGTCAACAAGCAAGATAAATTTGTTAAAGATTTTTCTTGCGTTCTGAAAAGTGCTGTGTAAATTCGCGGCGACGAGAGGTCGAATTCATCGTTGTAAATTTTGCTCCATTAATCATGGTTTGGAGTTAAGGGCTAGCACAGGTATTTCGACCTCCTTGTGCTAGTCCTTTTTCTTTGGGCTAGATTAAGCAAATAACCAACAGAACAATGAATACAGAATCAGAAACACCAAGAACAGATAACGCATTTAGTCATGACGGCAACTGGGACACAAAAGCGTTACGAATGGCGAATCTCGCACGCCAACTAGAGCGAGAGCTAAACGACGTGACGACAGAACGCAACAATCTCGACGCGAGTTTGACGGCTGCGATAAGTTCCTCCAATGCGCGACATTTTGAGTCGATGGAACATGAAGCTAAAAGCAAGCAACTAGAGCAAGAGCTTAACGAGGCGATGGCAGCACTGCGGAACTTGACCGACGAGATTGGCAGGCATGAGGGCGCAAGCATGATGCACCCACGCCTGACCAGAGTTATTGCAGTAGCGAAAAAACTAACCACAGAAACAAAATGAAAACATACCGAACAATACACATCCTATTTGCCGACGAAGAACCAGCAGCGGCATACAGTGACGAATCCATAGCGCAAGTAATGTTGGAGCGTTGCGAGGAATGGCAGCAGAAGGAGCTAGAGATCGGCAGCGACTACGTTGTGGAAGCAATCAACGCTTACGAGTATCGTGACAAAAAACTAGCTCATAATGCTGCTCATCCGCTTGATCCAAGCTATGTGAACGCGCAATACTACGGACTGAAAACAGTTCTTTTATACGAGTGATTCACAGAGACAAGAAACCCGTAGAGATTAAATTTCCCTACGGGTTCTTGGAACACAGAACGCTGAAAACACACAGCGAGAAAATAAAAGCAGAATAGCGACGAATGTCAATCTTCTTTTTTCAATAGAGTCAAAAGCTCGTCCAGCGTAGCAACACTGCCGACGATCTTCATAACTTCGTTTGGCTCTACGCACTGGCGCAGGTCACCAAAAAAACGCTCACGCTCATCTCGGATGAACTGGATGATAGCTTTGAACTCATCACGGTCGGATAGAGCTTCGATAGCTTGGACAATAGTTGGCTTGGGTAGTGGTGTCATTTACGTTTTGCTTTCTTTTTTGGAGTGCGAACCATCTTGATTTCAATTTCAACGTAACCTTTGCCTTTTTTGCCGTATTCTTTTCCTTCGTGACCACAACTGTTTGATTTACCTTTTTTCATATTATTTACGTTTAGATTTATTAGCTTCACTTAAAGCGATGGCGATTGCTTGCTGGCGACTCTTTACTACTGGAGCTTTCTTTGGACCTTTAGGGTCTTTGCCAGAGTGCAACGTGCCAGATTTATATTCGCGCATCACCTTGGATATCTTGTTTGACTTAGATTTTTTCATGATTATTTCATTGACTTGCTTCCCTTGCAACGCCATTTGCGGCGACTTAAATTGTTGGGCGTATTAGGATCATTTTGTTTGGCTTCTGGCAAGCCTTTTTTAATCCCGTAGCTTCTAGCGCAATAACTTGAGCCTTTTGCCGTGCCTGGGCGAATACGATCACCACCGTCAGCAGCTTTGCCAGCTTGACCATACTTGATCGTTTTCTTCCGCCCAGTTGAGGGATTGGTGACTACTTTCGTAAAACGCTTTTCCATCACTTCATCTTTCGCTTGATTTTCCGCTCCTGCTTTAGCATCTCTTTTGTTGGTTTTTTGCCAGAGCCTTTAGCATCGCGGATATTATCCCACATTCCTCGCTGAGAGATAGAACCGTCTGCGCGTTTGATTAGTTTCTTCATTGCTCCATTCCTTGTGTTGTTACGCCACCCATTTCAGCAGGTGCCGTTCCGATGCGTCCAATCTCAGCGTTCTGAGCCTGTTGTAGCTGGAAGTTTGTTTTTATCCAACCCTCAACCCATTGGTCACGCATAATCATTTCCTGTGGAGATGGAGGTGTGTCATGTTTAATCAAATTTTCTGATGCCCATAAAGGGCGAAGATTTGTGAAATGAGAAAATATACGGACATCCTTTTCGTTTTTAGCAAGACTTATTGGGAAGAAATGGTCAATGTGCCAATCACCCCTATTCTGCCAACCCATTCCGTCAATGAATTGATCTTCTAGAAACCGCTTGCAAATATATGGGTCTGCTCCAAGCATCCGCCTAGAGGGGATGGACTTGTTTGTTCCGTTTCTTTTTTTCAACGCCGCCAATCGCATTCTTGTTAAGAATTTAATGGCGTAAATCGGATCATTTTTCATCTTGATCTTGTGGGTATCAACACGTCTTTTCTTTACTTCAACCCGACTTCCTCTTTCCTTATCTTTTTCCCTTATATTTATTGCGTATTCTGGATTTGACTTAAGTTTTTCTTTTTGTTGATTACGTAAAGTTTTCCTCCTATTATCAAAGACTTCTTTTGAAACCCAATACTCTCCGTTTGGATATGTGGGACCTCGCTGAACAAAAACAAGATTATTTATTGGGTTTATGTCTCCGTATTTAGGCATTATTGTTGATTCATGTCTTGAAGATTTATACCACCCATTTCAGCGGGAGCAACTCCAATTTTTCCGATTTCAGCATTCTGGGCTTGTTGTAGCTGGAACTGGTAGGCTCCAGCATATTTCTGCAAGCGAGCAGCAAAAGCCTCGTCCTGCTGCGCTCTAGCGGCAACATCGGGCTGCTGAACGTATGCCTGAACCATCTGCATGGCAATCTGCGCTCCGTTTGGTTGTGCAGGAACTTCGATGCCAGAGAAGATCTTGGAAAGGTCATCTGTGACGTTCTTCGCAATCTTCTGTTGTGCTTCCTCCACTGGTTGCAGAACGTAGTCAGCAAAGATTGGATTGATAGAAGATGCAGCGAACTCTAGTAGTTTGTTTACATCGAGGATGCCATTGCGATCCAGTTGGACAAGAGATACCATGTTTTTCAACTGAGTCTCTGCTGTTTCTGGATCACTTGCCAAAGAGTCAAACGATACCATGATTGAATAGTTCTCATCGGGACTACCCTTGGTCATCACTTGTGGATTGGGATTCCCTGTAACTTGGAAGAAGATTTCATCAGGACCCATGCGTTGATACAGCTTCCATGCCATTGTGAGAACGTCTTTAACGTGGTCAAGGAACTTACCAATATAATACTGCTGACGTGCAGTGGATAGCGGATTTGTGAGATCCAGTCCGATAGCACGGTCGGCTTGTCCACGCATGGAAAGCTCGCTTTCTACAGAGCCGTCATCTCGCGGAGGAATTGGACCAAATGCGATTTCACCTAGTCGGCGATATGGCACTCTGCGTCCAGGACCCCAATCCGATGGTGGGCGACCAGCAGGGTGCATAATCGGAGGCAATGTTGCCAAAGACGCACGGTCGATACGACTATCACGCTCGGTCTTGATTTGCATCTGAGGACCACGGAGAATATCTGAGAATGTCTGCACCTCATACATCCGCTTCTGGTCGTTAGCTAACCGAGTTACCACAAATGGGTAGTCATCGTAGCCGTTGAGAAGTTCATGCTTGGCATAGCCGTCTGTTTGCGGATGGAACACAGTGCAGTAAATGCCCTCAGAACCATCATCCTCGTCGATTAGACGCTGATATGCATAGACCACCATGACAAGATCGTTGTCATCAGTGATTGGCAAACGAGTCTGAGTCTTTACTTTCTCGCCATCGAGATACATGGAGTCTTTACCACGCAGATTTTCAATAGCGTTATCTACCCATTTACGATCCCATCCTTCGTTTGCCACCTTCTTCTCAAGCTCTTGAGCTGTGAGGAATGTTCGCCAGAACATGTATGGTGCGCGTTGTGGATCTGAGATGTAAGATGGATACATCACCTCGCCATCAGGAGCGCAAGCATAGACTACGGGGCAGTCAACAGTTTGGCGTGATAGTGGAATTTCAGCAACACCCATCTTGCGTAGGTCTTTAATCGCCTTCTTAGCTCGCTTAGTAGATAGGTCAGGAAATGAGTCTTGAAGCAACTCAATCAACATATCGTCGTCTTGCTCACTTAGAATCAACTCAACAAGATCAGGCGATGCTTGCTGGATTTGCTCAAGGCTAACGCTTTGTAAGTAAGTGCGTTTCTCACGGTTCCAACCAACGTAGGTAACCATGATGCCCTTCTCCATGAGATAGTTCCCACCAAGCTCCATCTGACGCTTGAAGTCAGGAATGTAGGATGCTCGCATCCATTTTAGGAAGCCAGAAACCACCGCTGCTTTTGGCATTGCTGCCATAGACGTTGGGAACGCTTTGATGTGAGAGCGAGATAACGCTTGGTCAAATAACGCAACATACATGTCAATACGCTCGCCAACTACGTTCACCTCTTGGTCAGATGCGCCTTGCCATGGGAAAGCGTTAGCTCCATTCTTGCGTAGGTCATCCGACTTGCCATCCCAGATGTTTCTGCGGTCGTTGTAAGAACGCAGGCATGATTCAAAATAGTAATCTAGATCAACTAGGCAGGTATCGTAAGCATTAGATAATGCACCAATATCAGGCTTCTTGTCTAAATAAACAAGGGATTCATCTTCGATTTGTTGAATGTCATTCATGCTGTATATTGGTAGTAATCCTCGGGTTCGGAATTGACGAGAATAACATTAACTTGCTTTCCTAGCAAGCCTTTTGATATTTGAGCGGGACATTTTACATTAACGCTGAATCCGTCGATCCGCGCTTTTAGCCATGTCGGGTTATTGCAAACTCCCACAATCAACGCTTTCAAAGGCGATTCCTGCATGTCTTGCATAATTTCTTCAACAACCTTAGCTGGTCGTCCTCGTTTTTTTGCTTCTTTTTTGGTATTCATATTAGTAACCTCCACCTCCTTGGATTGTGGCTAAACTTACGGAACTGTCAACATGATCTATTCCTGAGATTGCGGCATAGCGTAAAACGTCTATAGGGTCTTTGTGAGCTTCCTTTAATCCGCCATCTCCCGTGTATTCTGACAATGCTTGGATGATATTCTCGCAATCGGAACTGATGTAGAAATGTGGACGGTTGATCGCATCCAGCGGCTTGGATGTGTCCCACGCCATTTTCCCAATCAACGCTTGTAATCCGTCATCAATATCAAGTCCAGGTGCAGGAATGCAAACCATGCCAGCATCGTTCAAATCTTCGATAATGGAAGATGATCCATCTTGCACCTGATACTTTGCAGCACCAAGTCGTGGGTCGATCAATCGCTCAAAGATTTCCTCTTCGCCTTCTAGTTCTTCGATAAGCTCAACATAGTCGCGGATGCCATAACCTTGTCCTTTCGCTCCCTCTCCAGGCATCCACTTGCCACCACGCCACTCAGCCCAGTCGCCAACATCGACTCCAGGCCATTCACGATAAACCCACATCGTCCCTGTTTCATCCACTGCAATCCAGCACATGAACCAGTTTTTAGAGCCAGCAGGGTCGATAACGTGATACTTGGTGATGTTGTTTCTTGGAATCTTGTCAGGCTCCACCACGTTCACGATCTTGTTGAATTTCGGGAACTTGGTAGCGTGTGACTTCATCGGCACACCGTAGGCACGGATAAGAATTTCCTCTCGGCTTCTGCCTTGTAGAGCTTCTTTAATGCGATTGTAACCACCAAAAGCGTTGTCCTGCGAGTGGAAATAATGCACAGAGGCATTAAGCTTTTTAGATCTCTGGATGTAGGGAACTAGTTCGCCATTTAATAGTTCAGCAGGACGACTTTCAATGGTAGTTGCACCATCAAGATACTCCTTAATAACCTCAGTCCATCCACTAATAGGAGTAAACGTCACCAGCATTTTAGCGTTTCGAGTAGCAAGTCGTCCAAGTCGTAGAGTAGTGATAAGCTCAGGACCAATTAGATACTCGTCAAGCCATACTCCGATATTGTGCCAGACTGGATTCTTCGATCCAAGCTCTGCACCTTCCAGAATCGTAGGATTGTTCTGATATTGCGAATAGGTCTTAAAGATAATCTGTGATCCGTTCGGTAGGATTAGCGACGAATCAGTGAATCCAGTTTTCTTCTTATAGGAGATATAGGTATTTGCGCTAGTAAACTTCGTTTTTAGATGTTCTGGAAGCCAAGCCCAAACCGCACTTTGTTGCTGGCGGATAGACACCTCGGCAGTTTGAGCAAAGCAGAATATCTCAGAGTTAGGATTTTCTACGGCTGCACGGACAACGGAGAACGCACCCCATTGAGTTTTTCCGCTGCGATTTCCTCCTAATGCTAGAATTTCATTTACTTCTTTAAGTTGTTCCTCGGCTTTTACCCAGTGAGGCAAGCGGAACCCATACTGATACGGGTCTTTCTCCGCATTCTCGATAGCTTCGTGGTAAATACGATGAATAGATAGCACCTCTTCTGGTGTCATCTGGATCAACTCCTCATCCGTGGGAGGCTTTAGAATCTGATGTTGTCTCCAAATCATATTGTTTCCGCTTCAACTACTTTACCTTTGGCAATACGGCTTCTTGCTTCGTTGATAAGGTTAGCAGCGTCATCAAGACTTGCACCCTTACGATGCTCAACCACGGTTGTTGCCATGCCAGTAAGCTGTGCCGCTTTGTCTGTGAGAATGCCAACGGTGATTGCCAGCTTCTCAGGGGAGATTTTAGCAAGACTGTCAGGATCGTCAAATAGTTGCGTAGCACGTTCAAACAACAAGTCAGTGTATTCCTGCGCTGCAATAGCATAACGCATGGAGAACTCTTTGCGCTTTGTCTCTAGCGTATCGTTATGCCGCCATTCTAGCTGGCGAATAGTCTCCCTGCCAACTCCAGTTTTCTTTGAGATTTCAGTGATTTTAGCTCCTTGAGATAAGAGAAACAATGCTAATGCAGCCTTGTGCGGCGCGTAATGTTCTATGTTGTTCCGTGGCAGCAACTTAGCACGTTCTCTTACCTCAAGAAACCACTCGCTCTTGTCGGGACGATCATCGTAGTAATTGTTTTTCAGTTTCTGAAGTTGTTCTTCGCTCATAAGTTTGTGTCTCGCTGAAAGAAGTAAACCTTATTCTTCCGCTGAGTTCAACTCTTCTTGTTGTTGAAATTCTTTAGCTGTTCTCACCAATTCAGCAGTAAACTCAGGACTGTCTTTTGCTTGGTTTGCCAATGCGGTAAATCCTTGCCTTGTCAAAAACGCATTTTTGAACATTCTTACATAAGCGTCATTAACGTCCCCAGGGAGTGCGTTTTTCGCAAGTGCATTTCTTAAACCATGCCTGTCGGCGCCAGTTCCAAGCACTGCTGCCAAATACCTTCTTCTAAGTGGTCCAGCAATTTGAGAAAGAGGCAAGATTGCATTAAGCCCTTCTTTGCTTGCTATAAATCTTGGATTAACATTTTTTGCGGCAACATCCACAATCTTGTTTCCTTCATAAACTTTTGCCAAGTCAAAAAGGAAGTCGGCATCACCGTCACCAAGTCCAATTTTTATTTTTTGCCCAAGCCGAGTCAACCCAGTGCCGGGGTTATAATCCGCAATGAATTTCCCAGTATCAAACAAAGGAACGTGTGGAGGACCAGCGGAAAACTCTCCTCCAGGGTAGCGGTCAAGAATAGCTCTATTCAAGTCGCCTTTGAAAAGGTTTCTCGCCTCTGGAGATAGCTTGCTTAGCTGCTTCATCATTTCCTCAGCTTGTGCTGGAGTGGTATTTTTATGAAGATAAGTTGCTGCTAAGGCATCTGCATCAACATTCTTAAAATTACCACTTCTTGCAAGCTTGTATATTTTGTTCCGAACTAATTCTTCTTGTTGTGACTCAAGATCGCTTCTTGCAATAATACTTTTAGCAAGATCATCTCTGTCTTTTTTGCTAAGTGCAGAAGAAAACTTATTTAACTCCATAAGAGTCATCTTGGGAGTATCTGCTTTCTTCAAAAGTCCCAACTGCTCATTTATGCTATCTAACCCCCTTTGGATTTTGGGAGCTTCAGGTCCATACAATACTTCAAGTTTTGACGGATCATAATCTAGTCGAGCGGTTTTTTTGCCTGTCCCCATTCCAATGTCATCAAGATATTGGACTTTCATCATGTTTCGCAAATTGTCTGCAATTCCAGCTTTTGATCGGTCAGCAATTTCAAGGTCTTTAGCAGCTTGAAGAACCCTGTTCATTGTGAACGGCTCTTTCATTGCTTCTCTAGCAATTTCCCTTGGAGTTGTTGCTTGCTCTCCACCAACTTCTCTTAAGATATATCCAAGACTGTTTCTCTCGTAAGAGCCTCTGTTGTCAACAAGAGTTCTTGCTTTTTCAAACTCCTCTCCAAGATTTTTTTGCACTCCACTTGCATCGGTCGCGCTATATCTGCTAAAAATATTATTTCTTAGCTTTGACAGATCATTTGAAATTTTATTACCGAATATGTCCTTAGTCGTTCCTCCTACTACATTGTCCGAGCGAAGATTTCCAAACTCTCTGATTAACTCATTAAAAGACTTAAAGTCCAAAGGACGATTGATTTTATTAAGATCTTTAAGCTTATTGGTTAATACTTGAATTTCAGTATCGTATCTTGATTGCTTACCTAAAGATGTTGCGCTTGCCCTATTAGATCTTGCTACTGCCAAATCTTTTCTGGCTTCTTCAATTAAATCAGGCGCCATTCTTCTCCTTATAAGCTTGTCCTCAATTGATTTTACGGCACTGTCGTCAACAAATCCACCAGGGCTTATGGATCTTTTGATTTGAGGAATTAAATTAATTAACTGCTTTGCTTCTATAGCAAATCCAGCTTGGTCTGCCAATTTTGCCATTTCATCATATTGAGTATTGACCAAATTGGATGCTTTGTTTTCCGCATCTCTGATCGTAGACTCAATAAATTCTCCAAATTTGTAAACATTTGCTCTTTCTGGAGGCGTTAACAATCGGTCAAAAGCATTGTCAATAACTTCTTGACTCTCAAAATTGCGCTCACGAATGCTATTTTTTAACGCACGACGTTGTCCATCTAGATTTACAGCAATGCTACGAAAATCACTAGGATCAACTGGAACTCCACTTTTCCACGCATTAAATATTGTTCTTGCGCTTTCTTGAGTGGATCTCATCGTGTTCGCAATCAGGGAATCTTGAAACTCTCCAGCTAATTGCTGTGCAGCATCTAGCCCTCTTGGTCCGAATTGCGCCCCAGGAGGAACGGCAGATGCGGGAAGACCAAGCCTTTTTACTGGTTTTTCGTATGATCTAAGAAACTCGTTAGCGAATTTGCTTTGTCGCCTTGCTGCAATTGTTGCTGGAATAGCTACATCTGTAACTGTTCCAAGTGCCGCGCCAATTGCTGCTTCAGATCCTCGACGCATAAGGCTTTCTCCAAAAGTTTTAGAGTCTTGAGGCATTTGAAGTGCTGCTCTTGTAATTGCGTCAGCAGCAGTGCCAAGAGCCAATCTTGTTCCAGAAGCAGCAAGGTTTCCTGCCATTGGCGATCTAGTCATTGCTGTCGTCCCAACTCCAGCTACAGTTTCCCCAACAGTAATGGGACCTTCAACAGAAAGCGCGCCCATAGTCCCAGAAATACCTTTATCAAGAGTTGTAAGAATGCTTCCATCTTTATTTTTGATCAAGTATTCTGGCTTTCCAGCAACATTAAATCCAGTTATCTCTGACTCTGGATAAGTTCGTTGTAAATACTCAACTTCTGATGCGGGAGTTGGCAATGCTCCTACGCCAAATCTAACTCCAGCAGGAAGCATTTCTTTGAATCTGCTTTCAGTTACTGGATTGCCAGTAAGCTCAAACATGATTTCGCGCTGTCTTTTGTCTAGCGCTACGGGATCGAGTTGATTTTCTGGCAAATCTCGCGACAAAAAAACATCAGCACCTCCTTGCGCCGCTTCGTAAAATGAAGGATATGGACTTGTTGCAAGTTCTTTTTCTAGATTAGCAATACGCTCCTTCTCTGGTCTAGCTTCTTCTTCTTCGGCATCTGCAATAATTTTATCAAGTCTTTCAACTTCGGTTTCAAGTACAAGAAAATTCATATAAAGATTCCCATACTTCTCCATGTCTTTAGCAGATTCGGCTTCTCCCATCTGCTTATAAAGCTCGATATAATCAGGCTCCAACGACTTGATGCTTGCAGCTGCTTCTTCTTTCTTTTTTTGTGACTCAGTCATCGGGATATTGATTTGTTCTTAAGTTGCTCTCTTATTTTTTGAACTTCTGGACTTAATCCAGTCCCTCCGCTTGCGGGAGTTTCTGAAGTCGGGATTGACTTGAATGAATACTTATCAACCTTCTTTTTCAAATCTGGGAAGTTTTTAAGCATTTCATTAACGGCTTTTCCTGTGCCATATACTTTATCTAGGGTCTCTAGTGCCTTAATGTTTGCTTCAACTGGAAGCGATGGATCTCCAATTGCGCTTAGGTAAAACGTCAATTCCTTTTCGGAGTCCATGCCTTTAGCTCCCATTTCAGTAGCTTGTCGAATCACGTTAACAATGCTTGGACGCATTGTGTTAATTTGATCGCGCAATACCTGATCCTCTGAACCTAATGCCCTAGACACTGCTTGTCCTGCACCAGTTGCTGTTAAAGCATTCATAATGCTACTTTTCTCGGCAGTTACAGCTTTGCCTTTTGCGTCAAGTGCCGCATAAGACCCTGTGATTTGTTGCATGTAACCGCTGAAGTCAGTTTTGGCTTTTTCTTTAGCTTCAGACGGAATCTGAACTATTCTTGTTCCAGTTGGACTCGTAGCATCTGGAACTATTGCCTCTCCTTCTTTTATTTGTGTTGTAGGAGCTTTGTTCAAACCGCCCTGCCCATTAAGAGCAATAGAACGAATTGTTGTTCCGTCATTGGTAATTATTTCTTGTCCTTGTATAGGTGCAAAAGGTCGTTGTTTAGTAACGTAAAATTTACCATCTCGTAATGGTATTCCTTCAATATTTTGTCCGCTTTTTACTGCTGCATTATATTCGTCCATTGTAATTACAGTCCCAGCAGGAGCTTGGACTTCATCTGTCGCAATATATCTAGGAGTATATTGTGGCTCTTGCTGAGGTCGCGCAATGCTTGCTGGAGGCTCTCCAACTGGTGGAGCTAATTGCCCACCAGCTATTATAGCATTTATAGCAGCTGCATCTTGAGAAGTTCGTGCTGGAAGAAGTGGATTTACATCGCCAGTTGGAGGCAATGAACCTGGACTACCATCTGCAATTGGAAACGGAATATTTAACGCTCCATCAATAAAATCAGCAGCGGAAGTTGCTCCATCAGACCAATCTTCTGGTGGAAGCCCTTTCCCAAAATTGCCTAAGTTAGAAATTGGAAGTTTTGTTTCAGGGTCATAATCTCTGCCATCATTGCCTTTAAGAACATAGATGTCGCCTCTATCTGTTTTCTTTAATTCAGTCCCAGTAAAACCAAATGATGGGGCGGGTGGCGGTGCATTTTGAGCGTTTTGAATAGCCATTGCTTGACTCTTGTCAAATCGACCAAACACGTTAGGAATCATCGCCTTGCCTTCATCCAGCAATGCTGCTTTCTCGATAGGGCTAAGATTAGGATCGTTATATGATTGCAAGAATGGAGCTAGCGTCTCTTCTACTCCTTTGATTTCATACGATTTACCTAGAGTAATAGCAGCTTCAATAGACTTGGCAGACGCTTTGTTGTAAGCGTCAACTTTCTTCTGCTCTTTTTTAACCTCACCGTAGTTCTGAATAGCCCCTCCGATACTTTGCCCTAGCCCAGCAATTCCCTGTGCTTGCATCCTAGCCGCATCAGCGAATCCTCCGAAATCTAGTTTGAATGACTCAGGGTTAATTCCTGAACCTAGCATTTGTCCTTTTCCGTAAGCTGCCATATTGTTTTGAAATTATTTATTGAAGAATCCGCCTTGACCAAAAGCTGCTCCACCAATGCTTCCCAATGCTCCCATGATTCCTGAGCTTTGTGCAGCTTTTGCTTGCGCATTTGCGGCAGCAGCTTGCAATTGGTTTGACCGTTGCGCTGCTCCAAGGTTAAGACCAACAGTCGTATCAAACAACTGTGGTGTTCCTGCGCCGATTGCGCCAAGACCTGTGTTGATGAATTGTTGACCTTGTTGATACGACAATGGAGCATTGCTAAGCAAGCTAAGACCTGGTTGAGTGTAGAATCCTTGTGCAACATTGTAGGCATTCTGCCCTGCTTGCGCTGCCTCGGCACGTTTGCGAGCAAATACATCCTCGCGCCCCATAATCTCAGAGGCGATAGCTGCATTGCCACCTAGTCTCCCCGCCGCTGCTGCCCCTTCACGGGCTGTTTGCTGGTATCCGCGCTGTTCTTGTGGACTAATCATCTGAGACGCTGCTAATGCTCGTTGTGCTTCAGTATTGAAGCCTTGCACTACACCAGCTTGTTCTGGAGATAAAGCTTGCATCAACCCACGGGTCAATCCTGCTTGTCCAGTCATCTGTCCAAGTTCTGCTTGGCGAGCGTCACCTAGTCCCATGCCAGCTTGTTGTGCTGCTTGATTGCTAAGACCAAAGATTCCTTGTTGCCCACCTGCTCCAGTTAAGAACGATTGGATATCACCAAGATTCAATCCTTGAAATTGTGGACGGAACTGTTGTTCTTGCGTGAAAATTTGCGGCAGAGATTGCGACATTCCTGAAACGTAACTGCTAATATCTTTAGCAATATCCATTTTTGGAGCTTTGACTTTTGGTGCTGATCCCATAATTTATCGTAGTTTAGAGTAAAAGGCTTTCATGCTCAACAAGCGGTTGCGACTTGATTGTTTGAAGTCACGCCGAAAAGCGATGTATTTGTATTTGTTTTTAAAAGGTTTAAGCGCATCCAACATGTTTCCACAACACATAGTAACGTAAAGTGTATCCGATTCTTCAAACGTAACAGCTTCTTCAAGATTCTTGCTGCTCGTGTGGAATCCCATAGCGAAAGCATATGGAGTAGAAACAACAATGCCATGACACAAATGCCAACCAATAAGGCTTTGAATGTCGATGTTGTTTGATTCATAAAGGTCAAGGACTATGGCTAGGTGTGGATTCATCCAATGATTGCTACGCTATTGCACTCAGCATCAATTGCAGTGCTAGACGTGTTGATGGTCAAGATTCGTGCGCATTGTGCGTTGTATGGAGAGCCAGATAGAATATCATTACCAGAAGTTGTTGCAAAAGCCTTAGCCTCACTACAAGTTCCTAGCACGGAAAAGTTTGCATTTGGCAGAGCCACAGAGAAATTGGCAACATAGTAGCCGTCTGCTGGTGAATCGCTTGTTGATGGAGGAATAACTGGACTAGGGGCAGCAGCGGAAACGCATGAGATATTGCCACTAGATTTAATTTCTTTCCTCAATAAGGTTACTGTTCCAGTTCCAGTTGCAGATGCTACGCTTGTTACTGTGAAGATGTTTGCATCGGTAACTGTGGCTACTTGATAAAGTCCATCTGGAGCAACTGTTCCAGTTCCAACAGTGAAATCAATAAAAACAAGGTTTCCAGCAATCAATCCATGCCCTGTAACAGTCACAGTCACAGTAGTTCCAGACCTAGAGAAAGTTCCTGCAACATCTGCATTTGTAGTTGTATCAAAGTTTGCCCATGCGCGGACACCATAAATAGGAGCCGTGCCAGTTTGCGCTCCACTAAGTTTTGGAGCAGTCACATTGGCATCAAGGATCTTGGCAGTAGTGATATTCGCATCTAGGATGTTAGCAGTTGCTACTGTAATGCCAGTCGGCAATGCTTCTGATGCTAGTTTTGACAGCGAGATGGCAGCAGATGCGCTAATCTTAGCATTTGTGATAACCCCACTTGCAATAGAGTTTGCTGTAACAGCATCAACACCCATTTCATTAGAGGTAATTCCAGATGTAGCTACTTTTAGCTTGCCAGAAGTCAGCGCAAGAGTTGTTCCAGAAATAGCATCGGTTGTAAATAGCGTTTGGTCGATGATATTGTTCATCAACGTGCTGGTAATAACCTCGTTCGTTGCAAAAGTGTGCGTTGTTTCTACTACTCCAGCCATATTATTTTTGTGATATGATTTGTCGGTTTGTTACAGATCCTGTAACTTTTATGGACGTGATTTTAGGGGAACCAATCGTCCGTGTCAAGGTTAGCGTTCCTAGATAGCCTCTAATGCCACCAAGACGGAAGCGGATATTACCTGTTTCGTCCTCGTTGGTAGATCCTGTGCCAAGCACTACACCATCAAGGAACATAGTTGTTGTTCCGATGCTCTGGTTATTGTCTGGATCTTCTGCTGCGAAGGAAATATCATACTCTCCTAGACCACCATCAACACATTGCATGGTGATTTGCCCATCTGTGAAGCGTTTGCGGTCAAGATTGCCTAGCGCATAGCCTCTAGTTGTCAAAGATGACTCGATAGGGAAGCTGGTTACTAAGCCAGCGGACACTAAACTGTCATTGGATGTCTCAACAGCTTCTAATTCATGCACTCCACCTAGTGAAGTTACGGCATAAATGCTATTTCGCTCGGCAGCACTGCCAATAATTATGTTTTTGATGATAAAATCACCAGCACCAAACGTATCTATAGACTCCCATCCTTTGTTTAGGAAGTTGAATATTAAGATTGTGTTATTTCCAGTAGCATCGTTAGCTCCTGCAATAGAATCTAAAGCTACAGCAAGGTAATATCGGTTATTGAACAGAGTTCCAACCGCCTCGGCAGCTAGATTTTTGTTGATTCTGTCAATATACGGTTGGATGTTCTTAGAAATAGGCTCATCTGCACCGCGAAGGTTGTAGTCATTTAAGAACTCAACAGCATACACACCTTCATCCGAAAGGAAGAACATAGCATTGCCTTTCATGACAACGCTTTTTTTAGCTAAGCACCCGACTTCGTTAGTCAGCGCAGTCACACGGGTGTCATTTAAGCTACCAGTAGTGCCGCTAATAAGGTGCAAGCTATTGCGATTAAGGACAACTAGCTTGTCGTCGTAAAATCCTTGCATCGCCACAACGTAATCTGCTGTGCCACCAGTAATTCGGAACTGATTGGCAATTTGATCAAACGTATGACTATCTAAAATATCCGATACAGCAATCTCATCTGTGATGTTTCTATCTGTATAGGTAGTTTC